CCTCATCGAACTCGATGCGCTTCTCCTCGACCAGTTCGAGGAACCTGGGTGAGCACGACTGGTGCTTGAGCTTGAGACCCTGCGTGGCCTCCTCGCACGTCGTGCCTGGGTGCTCGCGCACATACTTGAGCACCTGCTCTTTGATGGTCGGCGCCTTCGCCTTCACGCGCTCAGCGGCCTCCTCGGAGGGCTTCACGCCCCGCGTCGCATATGGTCCTGCCATGCTGCCTCTCAATCAACCGGACGAGCCCGGTGCGCGTAGAGTATACCTAGAGAAGTTTTAGTCAATGGGGTTGACGAACATCTTCCGTGTGAGTACACAGAGACCACCGAGGCAAGACGCCTTGGTTCACTGGAGAGAATGATGAACGAGAGCGATTACCTCAGCGAGCTTGTGCGCATCCACGCGCAGCTCGAAGAGCTTGTTCGAAACGTGCCGCTTGGCACCAGCACGCATCAATGGACGCGCGGTCGCGTCTGCGCACTGGTCGACACGGGAACCTCCGCCCTGTGGGGAGCCATCTGCTCCCTTCGCGCTGAGGCTTCCCATCGCGCCAAGGAAGAGGCCGGCAATGCAACTTGAGCGCGACACGCTGGCCCGCATGGCTATCCGCCTTGGCCGTGCCTACTCTCAGTCCTGGGCCAAGGCCATTACGAAGGACCAGCGCTGGGACTGGGATACCTGCAAGGCCGCCATTGCGGCGTCGCCTGCCCAGCGGGTGCCGATGCTGACGGAGGACCCCAGCATCCGGCACAATCACTCATCGACCGAGTGGGTGTTCGACGACCGGCGTGCGCAGGTTGAGTTCTACGATAGGCTCGCCCGTGCTTACATCGGCGTTGCCGCGTGCAACGTGGATGCCTTCGGCGAGCCTGTGCTCGTCGTGCGAGTCGAGTCGCCGCAGCGCATGGTCGACGGCCAGCTCTGGCGCTTCGACCGGGCCATTACGTCGCTCTCCTGCGACAAGTGGAAGCCGCTCTATGCCCTGCCGCCGCTGTCAGTCATCTGGTCGGTACTCGGAGCCCCGCCGCCGTGCCCGATTACGTTCTACTATCGGCTCAGTGCGACAGGGCCGACCATCGACCTTGCTGGCTTCCCCATCGGGGAGGCCCAACGCGACGCCTATACGGCCTTTGACCGCGCTTTCCAGCGCTTCAAGGAGCAAGGTGGCATGGCCAAGTGGGAGCGCGCTGTAGCGCCTCGTAGGGGCGACAATGGGTGACTGGATTCACTTCACCGAGGAGTCGGTCAAGACCTGGCCGATGGCCAGCCTGCTCGACGCCAAGCGGGACATCTCCCGCAAGCTCGTCACCGAGACCCGCTACGAGAGCAACGCCGCTGACATGCGGCACAAGGTGAGCGTGCTCACCGCAGAGATTCAACGGAGGAAACGTGAGCGAGCGTAAACTGAACCCACAGCCGTACGGCATCGCCGGCATGCGCACCATCCGTGAGCGCGCCGGGCTCAAAATAGCCGACGTGGTTAGATCGGCCAAGGTCTCCTCGGCCAACATCTCGAACTTCGAGCTGGACCAGCGCTATTGCGGGTACACCGCTCGGTTCGTTGAGCGCATCTGCGCGGTAATCGGCGCGACTGCCGAAGAGACGGCGGCCTCTACGTTCAGGGCTAGGAAGCTGCCTACCGACGTGCATGAGGCGGTCTTTGGCGACTGGGAGACCTACCGCGCCGTCGTTGCCATGGTGCGCAAGAGGGGGCGATGATGAAAACCATCGAAGAACTGACAGATAGCGTCAAACACGCCTGGGAAGCGGAGCGCGTGGAGGTGCGAGAGATCGGCGCAGGCGACTGGAGATGCTGTGTCACCGTCGTTGGCGGCAAGTCGCTCTACTACCAGGCGTGCGCTCGCTCGACCGTGTTTCCTGCTGCAACGATTGCAGATGCCTGCGCATATGCGCTCGACGCGGCACCCAATGAGTCACTCGCCGAACTGAAGGAACGCTTCGCGCGCGACTGGGAGAAGCGAGCATGAAAACCATCGAAGAACTGGAGGCCGCGCTGGAGATCGTCACGCGCGAGCGCGACCTCTCCCTCGCCGCCTGGGAGTCGGCGGGCATGACCGGGCGCACGGCGCAGAGCGCCATGCTCGAACTGGCGCGGCAGCTCGACGAAGCGCGCGCCGAGGTGAAGACCTGGCAGTCGGCCTACGACCGCGCGAATGACCACGCGTGGGAGCAGCACAGTAAGATCGACCGCCTCACGCGCGAGCGCGACGAAGCGAAGGACAAACTCGAACATTACTTGCGCCCAGCTTCCGCAACGGAGAGCGTTCGTTCGGCGGCGAAGCGTCGTATGGTTCTCGACGGCGCCGACGCGCAGGCGCTCGAAAACGCAATTACACTCACGGAGCGCGAACGCGACGAAGCGCGCGCCGAGGTGGAGCGGCTGACCGACGAACGCGACGAGCTGCTGAAAGCGTACGCCAAGGCGTATGACGAGTGGGATCATTCAAAATATTCGCGCGCCGAGGTGGCTGTCGCCTACCGCCGCGGAGCGGAGGCGATGCGGGAGGCGTGTGCGGATTGCGTCAAGCACCTTTCGCACGAGGACGGGCTCGGCATGGGCTCACAACGACTGGAAGGAGCCATCCGCGCTCTACCGATTCCGGAGGAGCCATGAGCCGCGTGTCACTGTTGGAGCAACACGCGATCGAGCTGCTCGCAGCTGATCCTGAGTGGCGGGCGTTCCGCTTTGAGCACCGCCTCCTGACGATCTACCTGGAGGGAGGGATCGCCCCGACGTTTAGCAAGGGTCCGCGAAAGGGACAGCGAAACTGGGCAAAGCGCACCGCCGTTCGCTCGGTCGAAATACCGCACGACCAGCACGATCAATGGGTCAAGGCATGGCAAGAGCGAACCGGGCTGTGCTCGCGATGCGAAGGCCGAGGCGAGGTATTTGCCCGCTGGAATCTCGAAATTGGCGTGACCTATCGAAAGTGTCCAGTGTGCGCTGGAGGCGGCAAGAAGCCATGATCATCCCATCGGAAATGGACCATCGCGAGCACTGCGAGGACAACGGAGTCGGCTGCGCAAAGCATCCCCCGACGCTGCGCCTCGTTCTCTCGCCAGGGTGCGCCAGCTGGATGGTGGACGAGGACTGCCCAGGCCTGCGATGCGTGTGGCCTGCGGCAATCGAGCGACATACGTGCGATGACCCTGGCCTACTGGACGCAGAGTACGCAACGCAATTGCGCAGGATGGGGCTCGCGTACGCGTGGCTTCTCGACACGAGGCTCCCGATGCGCGGCAGGTTTGCGCTCCTGCGCCGGATCTGGAAGGCCGAAAAGCTGCGCGCAAAGGGCAAAATCGCAGCGGGAAAGAAGGTGGAGATATGACATATCACTGCGGAATTGGCGCAAGCATGGCTGATGCATTTGGCGTGCGACCGCGAGATCCTCACATCACTTGCGACGGATGCGGCCTTGTGCGCAGCGTGTACGCAAATAAACAAAGCTACGCGCCAGCGGCGTGGTTCCTCGATGGCAAGCGCGCGCCAGGGTGGTCTGGTGGGCGCAACGCCGAAGGAGGAAGGACGGACTATTGCAAGCAGTGCAAGGGGCCAAAGCCATGAACCTCGACGAAATCGAGCGCCGCGCGAACGCGGCCACGCCGGGGCCGTGGATGCCTCCAACGGAACGCGAGCGCGGTCCAGGATGCGACGATCGCGCGTGCGTGGTCGACCACGAAGGCTGCGCCGTGTGGCCGTGGCACCGTCGCGAAGACATGGAATTTGCGTATGCCGCCCGCGTCGACGTTCCCGCATTGATCGCGCGCGTGCGCGAGCTTGAAGCCGAACGCGACGAAGCGCGCGCCGAGGTAGCCAACGCGTCCCGCCGCGGGGCGGAGGCGATGCGGGAGCGGTGCGCGAGCGCAATGCACCCGATCATCCGGTCTATGATCTCGCGAACCGATGCAGCGCAAACGATCCGCGCCCTGCCGATTCCGGAGGAGCCATGATCGACCTCGACGAAATCGAGCGCCGCGCGAACGCGGCAACGCCAAGCCAAGAATGGGACTGCGGAATGGAACAGTCCGATTCCGGAGAGTGCGGCGAATATTCCGAGTACGTCCGCTGGTTCTGCGCGGGACCGCACCGCGAAACCGAAGACGCCGCGCGAAATGATGCCATCTTCATCGCCTCGGCCCGCACCGACGTGCCCGCGCTCATCGCCCGCGTGCGGGAGCTGGAGACCGAGTGCGAGCGCATGAAGACGTTCGCGGCGCAGAACTTCTCCGCGATGATTCGCCAGGAGGCCGAGCAAATGCGCGAGTACGGCCTCTCCTACGAAGGCGTGCGCAAGGTGCTGCACGAGTACAACGACGGGGAGATCAGTTTCGGAAAGCTCATGGACCTGATCCGCGCTGCGGCGCGGGCGATGGCGGAGGACATGCAGAAATGAGCGGAGGATTCACCATGACACCGACCATCATCGACAACTGCGCGCGCAACCACAACGGCGGATCCGCCTCCGTGCGCATCACGTTCGAGCCGGGGCACATGGACGACTACGACCGCCCGTGCTTCGACGTGCTCGTGCTCGTGGACGACGACCGCCTCGCGATGCTCACGCTGCACTACGAGGCCGCCACGGAGCTTTGCAAGGCGCTGAAGGGCGCGATGAGGGCCGCGCCATGACCATCAAGGTATTCGCCGTCTACGAAGGCGGCCGCCGTGAGGAGATTGGCCCCGACGAGGACGGGTTCTACAGCCCACCGGAAGGCTCGCTCTTCATCGAGTACCGTCAGTCTGGGTACTACGACTTCAACGCATGGCAGGGCGGGCAGACCTACGAGCTCACCCTCCCAATCGACGAGTGAACATGGCGACCTTCTACCAAACGGGCCAGCGTAGGCCCATTGCGTTCAAGGCCGGCGACGTTGCCGGCGTCCTCGAAGTCATCGACCCAGGCGACCCGCAGACGTTCGCGCAGAAGCGCCGCTGCCTCGTGCGATGCACCAAGTGCCGTTACAAGGGCGAGGTGCTTGAGCAGTGGCTCCGCTGGGTCAAGGACGGGCGCGTGCGGTATACAGGCACCTGCTCCATGTGTTCGGCTGGCCACTTCAAGAGGCGCGATGGGCGACGATGACAAGCGTGCGGCTCCGGGCGGGCGACTCCTCGTGCGCTCGAAAGCCTACTGCGACGCGTGGCGCAAGTACGGCGACGTCGTGACCGCCTTCACGGGTTGGCACATCCACTCCTTCGGCAAGGAGATCAAGTTCGTCTCCCCCGACCTCACGGCCACCCAGACCATGGGGATTCCGTTCATCGAGGCCCTCGTGGCCGCCATCAAGAAAGCAGAACGACAATGTCAGAGAAAACCCCGCTCAAGCGCGCCATCTTCCTCCGCGGAGTCTCCGACCCCGCAGAGTTCTCCCGCGTCACAACCACGCTCTTTCGGCCGAAACACGATGATCTTCGATTCGAAGGCGGCTTCGTCTGCTCCCGAGAACTCCGAGTGCCCGTCTCCAACGTCGTCGAGCTCGTCGTTCTTGCCGAACCCGCTGAATCTGCCGAGCAAGCCCCCGTCGAGGAAGTAGAGGAGCCGAAGGTTGAAGAAGTCAGGCGCCGCGGACGTCCCCGCAAAGTCACCCCAAGCTGACCATGTACTCGCGAGCTTCGAGGCTCGAGTCAAAGAGCAACTGGCGCAGAAGAGCCTCACTCACTTTGAGGGCCTTCTCACCAGTCCTCTTGGCTTTGCTCTCACTACCGCCTCGCCTCTTCAGCGAGCCATTGCGCGCATCGTTGATGGTCGCCCTCTGGACGAGCTGGGCGATGATGACGTGGTCCTTCGCGCGTGTGGCGGCACACTCCCGGCGCCTGTCCGACCAAGTGAAGTCGCTATCGTGGCAGGTATCCGAACTGCAAAGAGCCTCAGTGCCGCGGCGCTCGCGGTATACTGGTCTCAGCGAGCAGACCTTACGCGTCTTGGACCAGGTGAGATCCCGCGCATCTCAATCGTCTCGCTGAGCAAAGACCTCGCGGACGTCATCTTCGGCCACATCGTGGGCCGGATGATGGCGTCTCCGCTGCTCTCGAAGCTCATCCTCGAGACGCCCACCGCCGACACGCTCATGGTCAAGCACCCGAGCGGGCGCCCCGTCGAGATCAAGGTCGTCGCGGCCTCCAAGGCGGGCTCGTCGCTCGTCGCGCGCTGGTCCGCCGGCGTCATCATGGACGAGGTCGCGCGCTGGGGTGCGGATGACGCAGCGGTCTCTGTGAATGATCTGCGGGACGCTGTTCTGCTCCGCATTCTCCCAGGCGCGCAGCTCGTCTACATCAGTTCGCCGTGGGCGCCGATGGGATTCCTCTACGACCTCGTGAAGGACCGATGGGGCAAACCCGACCGCGACTGCATCGTCATCAAGGCACCGGCGTACGACATGGCCCCGGTCATCTGGACGCCCGACAAGCTCGAGATCGCGAAGCGCGATCCGCGCATCTACCGCACCGACATCGAGGCGGAGTTTGCCGATCCAGAGGAGGCGCTGTTCACGACGGCCATGCTCGAGAGCGCAACGCGCGAGACGCCCATCGTTGCGCCCCCGCAGCAAGGCATCCGCTACACCGCAGCCATCGACCCGGCCACGCGCGGCAACTCGTTCACGCTCGTCGTGGCGACCGGGCAGGGTCGGCGCGAGAAAGTGATCGCATTTGCAAAGCAGTGGACGGGAAGCCCGACTGCGCCGCTGTCGCCGGCCACCGTGCTGAAGGAAATCGCCGTCATCCTGCGCGCATACCGCGTGACGGTGCTCGACAGCGACCAGTACATGGGCGACGCGCTGCGCGATTTGGCGCACCAGGTGGGCCTCGTGCTCGTTCCGCACGCGTGGTCGTCCAACGAGCGCACGAAACGCTACCTCACGCTGCGCACGATGTTCGAAATGGGCGAGGTCGAGCTCCCTCCAGACCCCCTCGTGAAGCAAGACCTGCAGCGAGTCGTGCGGCGCTACACCCAGAGCGGCATCACCATCGACCTTGGCAAGACGAACGATGGTCGGCACGCCGACTACGCCCCAGCCGTCTGCATGGCGCTCACCAGATGGCACGAGCAGCAGCCCACCGACACGGCAAAATCGTTCGAGGAGGGTTACGGGGGCATGACCGAGGAGGAAAAGCAGATTTGGCTGCCGCTGGAAAAGACCATGCGCCGAAAAGCTGACCGATTGGCCAAAAAGCGTCGCTTTCTCGCTTGAGAGTCACGATAACTTGGGGATACTGGGCCAGAAATGGCGGGTATCTCCGAAACCACGGACGCATGGTGGCTCCTTCATCAGCAGAAGGAGGATCCGTACGTCGCCCTCGTGGGAGCGGTCACGGCCATCCGCAATGAGACGACGTATCGCCGTCAAATGTGGACCCGCGCGGCGGAGGTGTACGGCACCGACCTGAAAATGTTCGGCATGCCGGTGCGAAACGTCTGGGACGACCGGGTGTCGTTCAACGTGGCGCGCAACGCCATCCATACGATGCAGGCCAAGCTCGCGCGGCAGATGCCGCTCCCGAGCACGGTGACCGTAGGAGGCGATTTCCTGCAAAGGTACCGAGCGAAGCGGCTGGATCGCTTCCTGGCGGGTGCCTTCGTGGCTGCGCAGTACTCCAAAATCTACCCGCAGCTGCTCCTCGACGAGCTCGTCTTCGGGATCGCGATGGTCAAGGTGTACATCGGCGACGACCGGCAGGTGGTCATCGAGCGAGTGCCCGCCTTCGACATGCTCGTGAGCGAGCCCGAGGCGCGCTACGGCACGCCGCGCTGCCTCTACCACCGCTGCTACATGGATCGCGGCGTCGTGCTTGAAGCGTTCGGCGGAGACGACACGACGCTCTTCGGAAGCTCGGCGGAGCGCACGAAGGCCATCCTCGCGGCCCCGAAGCCCGCGGACGACGACTCCAACTACATGAACTCGTCGCGCTACTCGGACCAAATCCTGGTCTACGAGGGCATTCATCTCGCTTCTGGCTCGAAGGCCAAGGACGGGCTGCGCGTCATCGCGCTCAGCACCGGAACCCTGCAGGCGACGCCGTGGCGCCGCTCGACGAACTTCGGCTGGGCGTTCTGCCGCACCAACACGGTGCTGTCGGGGTTCTACGGCCCGTCGATGGCGCTCGAGCTCGCGGCCCCGCAGGACGAGTACGACCTCCTCAGCGAGAAGATCCAGACCGCGCACAACCTCATGGGCGGTTCGCACATCGCGGTGCAAGCCGGCACCATGACGAAGACGAAGATCGACAACGATGTCGGCACCATCTTCGAGTACGAGGGCGCGCCGCCGGTCGTCTTCAATCCGCAGCCGGTCCACCCGGACACCTACGCGTACAAGGACATGATCGCGTCGAACATGCTCCGGTACGAGGGCATTTCGGAACTGGCCGCTCAGTCAGTATTGCCTGCGGGCCTGCGGCAGGCGTCCGGGCGCGCGCTCACGGTCTACGACGACATGGAAGACGCGCGCTTCCGCGTCGCTCACGAGGCCGTGCGCCAGTTCCACGTCGACATCGGCTGGCTCATCGTCGACGCGTGCGAGGAAGCGGCAGAGGACGGCATCGACGTCGAAATCCTGGCGCCAGGCTCGGGCCAGCTCGAGCGCATCAACTGGTCGCAGGTGCAGATGGACCGCAAGGAGTTCACGCTCCGCTGCGAGCCCATCAGCGCGCTTTCGCAGACCAAGGCCGCGCTGTTCCAAGAGGTGCTCGAGCTCGTCGACCGCAAGGTCATCACCGACCGTCGCGTCGTCGCGAACCTCCTGAACATCGGCGACATCGATTCAGAGCGCGACCTTGAGACGGCGGACCTCGACGTGGTCGACAAGGCCGTGTCGCTCATCCTGCGTGGCGAGCCCTACCCGGACCCCGACAAGCGGCTCGACCTCGCCATCGCGTACGACCGCGCGCGCAAGCACTACAACAAGGCGCGCGTCGATGGCGTGACCGAGGACCGCATCGAGGTGCTCGACGACTACGTCACGAAGATCGAGGCGCTCATCGAGCAGGCGCGCATGGAAGCCGCGGCGCAGCAGGCTGCTGCCGCCCAGCAGGCGGCGCCGCCGCCCGTGGAAGAAGCACCGCCAGCGGAAGAGCCGCCGGCACAGGCAATGGAGGCCATGAATGTCTGACGATTTGGTCGCGCGGATGCGCGCAGCAGCGGATACCGTCATCTCTTCCAGTCAGCCGGAGGCCGAGGAGGCGCCCGCGCAGGAGCCCGAGACCCCGGAGCCCACGCGCGAGCCCGAGGTCGATGCGTCCGGCGAAGGCGAGGAGACCGTCGAGGCCGAGGCGGGTGAAGCCGAAGGCGGCGCCGAAGCAGAGGCCGAGGAGCCCGAGGCGCAGGAGGACTTCGCCGAGCAGGTGCTCGCCATTCGGCAGGCCGCCGAGTCGCGCGTGCGCAAGGCGGAGAACTACGCGCGTCAGCTCGAGGCCAAACTCGAGAAAGCGGCCGAGTACATCGAGTACTCGAAGAAGCAGGTTGTCGAGGACCTCTTCAAGAAACTGCGCCGCGCCCCTGCGCGCACGTTCCAAGAGTTCGGGTTCGACTTCCAAGACCTCATCGACGCCGGCATGCGCGAGGGGAACATGGACGTCCCCTTCGGCGAGCTCGACGAGGTCAAGAAGGAGATCCAGGCCCTGCGCAGGGAGCGCGAGGAGGCCATGGCCGAGCGTCAGGCGCATCAGCAGCAGCAGCAGTTGGCGCAGGCCCGGAACGAGTTCCTGACGCAGGTCACGAAGGCGGAGTACCCGACCCTCTTCAACATGTTCTCGGACGACGTCGACAGCCTCTGGGACGAGGCGCTTCGCGTCGCCGAGCGCCACGAGGAGCGCTACGGCGAGCCGCCCGAGGACATCGAGGTCATCCGCGCGCTCGAGAAGAAGTACGCCGACCGCGTGAAGCGGTTTGGCGGCGGCGCGGAGCAGAAGGGCGAGGCCCCTGCCGGGAAGAAGGCCCCGGCGAAGACCCTCACGACGAAGGCTGCCAGCGAATCGCGGACTGCTGGCAAGCCGTTTGGGCTGCTCTCTCCTGACGAACAGAGGGCAGCTCTGGTGGCCGCAGTCAAGAAAGCAACCTCGCAAGCAACCAATTAGGAGTCTCAGTCATGCCGTTTACCAACCCGACCTTCGATGCCGTCAAGTCGATCCTCAAGATCAAGTACCCGGACGGCGCCATTCCCCAGGCCCTCTACAAGAACTTCCCGCTCCTCTCGCTCGTCAAGAAGACGACGAACTTCGACGGCGAGTTCCGCGTGGTCGCGCTCCAGAACGAGCGCCCGCAGGGCAGCTCGAGCAACTTCAGCATCGCCCAGGGCGTGGCCAAGTCCGGCACCAATGGCGGTGGCGGTACCTACAACCGCTTCCAGGTCTATCGCACGCGCCACTACGGTCTCCTCCGCATGGACGGCGAGACCATGAAGGCGGCGGTCCGCACGAGCGGCGCGCTCGTCGACCTCTGGAACAACGAGACGGACGGCATCTCGACCAACGAGCTCGCCGACCTTGAGTTCCAGCTCTTCGGGGACGGTACCGGCACGCGCGGCATCATCGACTCGTTGACGAGCTCCACCTTCACGCTCGCGACGCCGGCGGACGCCGTCTACTTCAACCTCGGGATGAAGCTCGACTTCTTCCCGGCGGGCGCTCCTCCGCAGGTCGCGCGCGCCACCACCCCGGCGACGACTGCCGCGGGCGACGGCGTCTACGTCTCGGGCATCAACCGCCAGACCGGCGTGATCACGGTCGTTGGCGTCGGCGGCGTGGTGAACCTGACGGCCGGCGCGATTGCGGCGACCGACCGCGTCGTGCGTTCGGGCGACGGTCCGATCACCGCGCCGGGCACGGGCGCGGCGAATGGGTATGCCGAAGGCGTCGTCACCGGCATCCAGGCGTGGATCCCGTCGAGCGTGACGTCGACCACGTTCTGGGGCCTCAACCGCACCTCGGACCCGATCCGTCTCGCGGGCCAGAACTTCTCGGTCACCGGCCTTCCGATGAACGAGGCGCTCATGGAGGCCGAGGCGCGCGTGCTCGTGCAGGGCGTCGGCTCGCCGGACACCATCTTCGTCAACCCGCTCGACCTCCAGAACCTCAAGAAGGCTCTTGGGTCCGACATCGTGTACGACCGCGTGCAATCGAACATCGCTGGCATCTCGTTCAAGAGCATCCAGTACGACGGCGCCAACGGCCCGATGAACATCGTGGCGAACCCCTTCTGCCCGCGCAACAAGGCGTTCATGCTTCAGATGTCGTCCTGGGAACTCTCGACGCTCGGGCCGGCGCCGCAGATGCTCGACTACGACAACAACGACTACCTGCGCGTCAACGACAACGACCAGTACGAAGTCCGCTTCGGCCACTACGGTCAGTTCATCTGCAACAACCCCGGCGCGAACATCGTTCTCACCAACTTCGGCGCCTGATCGGCTGCCTGAGAAAGGAGCCCGAACATGGCACTGAATCGGTATCTGTACCCCCAGAAGGGGACCAACATCGTCCAAGAGGCGACGCTCGCGACCCGCGTGTCGCTCGACGCCGTTGGCGCCGTGACCGGCATCGTTGTCGGACAGGGCATCACGGTGGCGAAGGACGGCGTGGTCGCCGGCCAGTACAACGTGACCTTCGACAACAACTCGACGGTGTCGAATGTGGTTGGCGTTCACGCGAACTACGTCTGCGCCTACGACAAGACCAAGAAGATCGCTTTCCACGTCGCCAGCGTCTCGACGACCGGCTGCGTCCTTCAGGCGTACCAGGTCGACAATGGAAACGCGGGCGACGTCGACGTGGCCGGCTCGCTCTTCATCCAGTTCACCTGCACGCTCAGCTCGGTGCCTGCCTGATGAAAAGCAAAGGCGGCATGGCCCTCATGATCGCCATCGGCAAGAAGAAGCCGGGGATGGGCTCGGAGAAACCCTCCGGGCCCTCCCTGGGTTCCGAAGACGAAGGCGAGGGCATGGAGATGGGCAGCGAGCTCGGCGCGATGCTGCAGGCCTATGAGCAAGCCAAGGCAAAGGGCAACTGGGCGAAGGCGGCGAAGCTCTTCAAGGAGGCCGTCTCCTCCTGCGGTGGTGACTACGAAGAGGAAGAGGACTGACCGATGGCATACTCGCGGACGCTTGCTGAGCTCGAACTGGCCGTGCGGCGTGAAGCCGACATGGTGAACTCGCAGTTCGTGACGTCCGCCGAGCTTCAGTCCTACATCAACCAGTCGTGGGCTGAGCTCTACGACCGGATGGTGATGTTCGATCAGGAATACCTCCTGCGCTACACCGACATTCCCTCGAGTGCGGCCAGTAGCGCAGGAGACTTCGACATTCTCAACGATGGGCGCACGGGTGTCGTGCGCAACATCCTCTCGTTCGTGCCTGGGGCGGGCTACATCGACGGCCCTGCAACGCTCCTGCAGGGCTCGAACGTGTCGGCGACCGTGACGCTGACGACCCTCGCGGGCGCCATCACGGGCATGACGCTGACGAACGCCGGCAACGGCTACCAGTCGGCCTCGCTGACGACTGATACGAGCACGCTCGTTGTGGTGCAGGGCCTCGGCGCCGGCGGGTTCGCAACGGTGCAGCTCGACTCGGACTTCTACAAGTGCAAGGGCGTCTGGGCGAGCGACACGACGTCCGGCAACGCCATTTGGAACCCGCTGCGGCGCTTCCAATGGGAGCAGCAGAACGCGCTCCGCCAGATGAACACCTACCAGGGGAGCATCGCGCTTCCGCTGTACCGCCTCTTCACCCTCGACGGGCGCGAGAAGGTGGCGATTGCTCCCATGATGACGGGCACCTACCGCGTGTGGTACTACCCGGCGCCGCAGAAGATGCTGGTCGCGACCGACCGCGTCGATGGACGCGCTGGCTGGGACGAGTGGGTCGTCAAGGACTCCGCGATCAAGTGCCTCCTCAAGGAGGAGAGCATCGAGCAGGCGGCGTCGATCAAGGTCGTCCGCGACGAGCTCTTCAAGCGGTTCGAGATTCACGCTGCCGAGCGCGACGCGACGCAGCCCGAGAAGATTCGCAACGTCCATCTCCTGAGCCGACGCGCATTCCCCTGGGCGAGGTAAGCCATGGCGCAGACGAAGCCGCAGCAGTTCGTTCCCGCTCCCTCGGGGAACGAGGCGCTCGACAAGGTGCAGGACGTCCTGCGTCAGACGACGGAGTCGGTGCGCAACGGGCCCCCGAACCAGACGACGGTCAAGAGCATCGTCAAGAACAAGCCCGACCAGGGCGTCGTGTTCAGACCGGGCCAGACGGTCGACATCCCGCACAACCTCGGGCGCGTGCCGAACGGCTTCAACATCGGCAAGGTGCTGACCAACACGCCGCTCGCGAGCAGCGCGCCAGCAGCAGTACCGAACCTTCAGATCGTCCCGGTGCCTGGGCCTCTTGGGCAACAGATCATGCGCCTGCGCTACATCGCGCCCAAGGACGCGGACGGGAATGATATTCTCGACCCCGTCAGGCTTCAGCTGGAGATTCGTTGATGGAAGAGCGCGTCGTAAACGTCCCGCTGGCGGGTGGCATCAACCAGGACGACGACGTCTTCTCGGTGCAGCCACCGGAGATGCTCGAGCTCGTGAACGTGCAGTCCGTCGTCAAGGGCGCGTTCGACTCGCGTCCTGGCTTCGAGCTCGTCACGCGCACGACGGACAAGCGACCGGCGCTCACGTTCACGACCCCTGGCGGCGCCCTTCAGACGCTGCCCAACGACATCGAGACCATCTCGTCCAACTCGTCGGCATCGGGCACGCGCGCGGTACTGGCAGCCGGCGGCAAGTTCTACGACTGGGTGGGCGGACAGTCGGACCGTGGCTGGCGAGAGGTCAACGACCTGCCCGAGCACGTCGGCACGCTCGTGTCGACCGCGTCGACAGGCGGCAGCATCATCGAGATTGATAGCCTCATCTACGACAACGATACCAAGCGAATCACTTTCTGGGTCACGGGCAAGCGCACCGGGCAGGAGCTCTCGTCCGACCGCATGATGCTTGACCAGGAGAACGGCGACGGCAACAGCGTCTACTACTCCGTGCAGGTCGTAGGCACGGATGCGTACATCGTACCGCCGACGCGCCTCAAGAACACGGCGGGCGCCTACACCCAGAGTGCTCAGAACCTGCGCGTCATCCTGCTCGATACGCGCGGGTCAGCGGCGTCGGCGCGGTGGCCGATGGCGTTCTGGTACAACCGCGCGACGGACCAGATCGAGTACGTCGTCATCAGCCCGGACACAGGCGCGATCGTCGGGACCGTAACGCAAAACCTGACGAGGATCAGTGCGTTCACCCTCGTCAAGACGCACCGGAACTTCGACGTCTGCGCGCTGCCTCCGAGCCTCAACGCGCAGGTGCCAACGATCGCCTACGTGTACTGCGAGGATGACACGGTTGGAACCGGTCCGGCGGCCATCGAGGCCGTCCTTGCCTACGTCGACCCGACGACGGCGGCCGTCAACGCGACGACGTCCGTGCCGGACATCCTGCACCGGACGGCACCATTGGTGGCTCCCGCATTCCGCCCGTACGCCAATCGCGGCATCGTGCTCAACCAGCGGCCATTCGTCAGCGAGACGGTCGTTCCACCGCTCCTGCTGAACTGGACGTCGTTCATCAGCTACTCCGCGCGCGTCATCGCCCGGTACTGGGCGGATGCAGAAGGCCCCGTCGAGACCGACAAGCTCGACTGCCAACTGGTGTCTGGACGCCTTGAGGGCGCCTACAACGACGGCACGACCACCTGGACGCTCGACTGGTCCGGCGGCCAGTACATCCCGCTCATCGGCTTCCAGACCAACGACAACCTGACGAACGTCCTGGCGACGGTCTCGGCCCCGGATCGCGTCTCGGCCAGCCCGAACACGCGCTCGGCGCTTGAGACGACGGTGTACGCGTATACCGGCACGCCGCCCGTGTCGGTCTTTTCGTCGCCAGGCTGGCCCGCCGAGGGGTATGTCTCCTTCGGAAATACGTCGGCGAACAGCGAGTGGACCATGGCCATCCGATTGGTGGATGGCTCCGATCAGACGTACTTTGCAGACATCGCAGCGACGAGCGCATTTGCTCCTGCGCTCGGAACGACGCCCGCATTCCTGACACTCAGGCCACGAGCAAGCAGGCCGTACGCGGAGCAAAACGCAACCGGGCTCGACGCATACGACAACCGGTTCAAGTCCGTTGCGCAGGGCTTCACCGTTGGTCCGTCGCGCCTCTACCCTGGCAATTTGCCGATCGACTGGTCAACGCTGCCACAGGCAGACAGGCAGGTGCAGCTACTCGACATCGACGCGGCTGGTGTAAACACGGGCTTTACGCCAGGCACGCATACGGGCTGCGACGTCATCATTGGTGGCAACGTCATCGCGACCGCGACCGTATTCGTAGACGCGGCGGGCGCCATTGTCGCGTGCGCAATCGAGAACCCGCTCGCGGGTCCGGGGCCCGGGTACGCGTTTGCCGGCGTAGTCAATACGGCGTGGTCGGCAGTCGTAGCGTCGATTGCGGGAGGTACGCCCGGCATCGGCGCGGGGACACTGACCGGCGCGCAGGTGTGGAACCTGACGCATGGCGTGGCGACAATTCCAGAGGGCTCGGACGTCCCTGACGCAGTGTCTCGCCCCGCGAACACGTCGTTCTACTACGTCGGACAGCAAGAGCACTGTGTGCATCGCTGGGCCATCGCGCAGGAGGACGAGAAGAACCACATCATCGCGCTGTCGAGCTGCTCGGCGACGACGCTGACGAACCCGCAGGGGGACACGCCGTTCGGCGCAGCGAGCCCCCACCAGCTCAACAACTTCCTCGAGGTCTACGGATACTCGGAGCAGTCGAGCAAGTACTACGACCCGCTCGTGCCGTTCCTGACGGGCACCAGCACGGCGCTGAAGTGCGCTCTCGGTGGCCCATGGCGTCTGCTCAGCGACATCTACCGCGCGGCGGACGGACGCTGCTACATGGCGGCCACGACGGCGGGTGACGGCAGCCAGGCCAGCACGTTCCTCCTGCGCTTCAGGCAGACGCAAGAGGCGTCCATCTCGTGGCCAGGAGGCAACCCGGACCTTGAAGCGCAGCCGTACCCAAGCGCCAACGGAACGCTGTACGCGAACAACGCGGGCATGTTCGTCGAGGCGGCGAACATGATGCGCGTGACGGCGCCGACGCTCAACGTGCCGACGCTGCAGTACACGAGCGCCGGGTTCACGCTCGGAGCCCTGCGCAATGCGTCGTCCAAGGGCCTGCAGGAATGCTTCGCCATCGACTACGAGTACCTGCCGCAGAACTGGCGCCAGATGGTCCGCATGTCGGACTACACGTTCATCAACGGCGGCATCCTGTCGGTCTTCGACGGC